ACAGTTGTATATACTTGTTTGGCTCTTGAATTTAAACGGGTATATAACAATGACGATAGTTTACAATCGGGAACACAAACTTTAAAATCGGCGTAATATGGAAAAGAATAATCCGAATCCAAACCCAGTGTTGAATTTAATCATTGGAATTGTCGGGCTTGTAGCAGCGGCATACGGTATATATATTCTATGCACGTTTTAATTTTAAATATGTCGTTGTTCTGTGTTGCAATGTATGAGTTGCAGAACAGCGGAATGATATTTAATCCTATTAGTAAATCATTTCATTGGTTGCGCGATAGAATTGACCGGACGAAATCTAAATCACTAAGATTTATTTATCAGATAATCAGCAAACCGATTACCTCATGTGTGATTTGTTTTGCATCAACTTACGGCACGATTGCATTTATTTATTTTGGTGGAGATTGGTATTACTATCCGTATTGTGTTATTGTTTGTTCACTTTTTAATTATATAATTTATTGTGCGGTTCGCGTTTTGGAAAAGATTTAAAAAGCCGAAAGTAAAATCGGGATTATTATTTGCGTTTCGGCACAAAGGATACGACTATTATCAGTATCCCGAACAACTTGGAATGCCAATGTTTCGTATGGCAAAATTATCGGAGTACAATATTTGGATTTCAAGAGGGTGTACAAAGAATCAGTTGATGGAACTTATTGAGATAGCTGATAAGTGTTTGTTCGAAGGAATAAGTAATTCAAAGAATGCGGCTAAGTTGGGTTCGGTTTTAAATGAGATAAAGGAACGGGAAAACAAAGCCGTTCCGATGGATATTTGGTACAACTACCTTGCCTGTTGTTATGTTCGAGAGGATGAAACGGATAAGGAATTTAATGAGGAAATCCAACAGCAGAAAGCCGAAGCGTTCCGGTTGGCGGCAGATGAATCGGATAGTTTTTTTTTTCGTTTGCCCGAATTAAGGGTATTGACGACACGCTCAAATATTTTGCCAATAGCATGGCAAAGTATCTGTCAAGAATCAATGCTTCAGCAGAAAAGACACAGGGAGCTTTTAAAAATACTGATGCCCCTACCTTCCGCACCACCAGCCAAATCATCGCGCAAAGGAAAGATTTAAGGTCTTTAGTTCTGATGATGGCTGATGGCGACGCGGTTGCTTACAAAGAATTGTTTAAATTTGCAGTAGCAGACTTCCTGACCAAAGCAGACCAGTTCACGATGATGATAGAACAGCGTTTGAAAGCTGCCAAGAAAACTAAATAATTATGGCAACGCAACAGGAAATAATCTTAAAATTTAAAGCAGACACTTCTGAGATTGAATCGTCAATAAAAACTGTTGAGCAGGATCTTCGTAAAGTCGAGGATAAAAAAATTGAACCTGTAACGGAGGAAACTGTCAACGATTTAAAGACGGCAGCAACAGCGGTAAAGGATTTAGGTAAGGCAACTGAAAATACAGCACAGAAATCAAAATCATTAAAGGCTCAACTCAAAGAAATGAAAGCCGAGTTGAATGCTTTGGAGTTAGCCGGAAAAACTAATTCGGCACGATTCAGAGAATTAGCAGCAGCCGCAGGAGCATTGGAAGACCAGATTGGCGATGTGAATGCACGCGTTAAAGCACTTGCATCGGATACACCAAGATTAGACGCTTTGATTTCAGCAGCCACCGGAATAGCAGGTGGATTTTCTGTTGCTCAAGGTGCTGTTGCGTTATTCGGAAAAGAAAACGAGGAATTAAACGAAGCCCTTTTGAAAGTTCAGGCAGCAATGGCAATTACGAACGGACTTCAGGCGGTTGCACAGACATTGAATAAGGATTCAGCGTTCTCGGTTTTGGGATTAGGTAAAGCACAGTTGTTTTTAAATACAACAATGAATGCTTTTCCATTAGTATTTATTGTTACGGCACTTGCGGCTGTTGCCGGTGGATTGTTTTTGTTGTTTACAAATCAACAGAAAGCGGCATCGGGTGTTGTTGATTTCGCTGATAGACTTGGTGTTTTAGGTCGTGTTTCACTTGGTATTGCAACACTTGGGTTAAGTGAGTTAGTAATTAACGTTGCTAAACTTACTAAGATGTTTGAAAGCAATGAAGAAGCAGCACATGAGGCAGCGGTTACAGCTGCGGCAGAGTTTGCTAAATCAACACAAAAACAAATTGATAATTTAATTGAAGTTCGAGAAGCCGTAACCGAGCGTTATGATTTCGAGATACGACTTGCAAAAGCCACAGGAAAAGAAACGGAAGATATTGAAAGAAAAAAACTTGAATTTATAAAGGAATCACTCTTAAAAGAACTTCAACTTCGAAAGGCTGCATCGGCAGAAATATCGAAGACGATAATTGATAACGGAGTTGGTGCTGTTGATTTTGTAAAGCAAACACTCACGAATCAAGAGAAAGAAACAGCTAAAGCATTTCAAAAAGCGAATGAGGACTTAATTATTTTCAACGCTGAACAGGAACAGATAAAAAAAGATAATGCAAAAAAAGCCGTTGATGCAGCTAAAGACAGAAAGGAAAAAGAGTTAAAGGATGCTTTAGATGCTTTGGAAAAAGAGAAAAAAGAATCAGAAAAATTCATCCTCGAAACAGCAGCAACGGAAGAACAAGCGAATAAAATGCGTGATGAAAAGAATATTGAGTTCTTAAATAAACGAATAAACATATTACAAAAATTCGGACAAGGAGTGATTGACGAGGAGATTGCTATTTTACAAGGGATGCAGAAGATTGAAAAATCGGTGGAGGAAGAACGTAAGAAGAACCAAGAGAAAGCAGCAGCAGCGGTTAAAGCATCAGACCAAGCGATAATTGATGCAATGGAGGAGGGGTTTGAAAAACAAAAGGCTGTTCGTATTGTTCAGTTCGAAGAAAAAATTGCAGACTTAGAGGAGAAAGGAATCTTAACGGCTGACCTTGAAAAGCAGTTACAGCAACAGTTGATAAAAGATTTACGAGAGATTGACGAAGCCGCAGCGAAGGAAGCACAGGATAGATTGATTGCTGATATTAATGCACGTAAAAAAATTATAGATGCTGGAATAAAAATATTCGAGGATGGTGTTTCAATCATATCGGATTTAATTAAGTTGTCAAATCTTGACGCATCACAGGCAGCGGAATTTCAAAAGACGTTGGCTGTATTTCAGGTAGGACTTGAATTAGCGAAATCACTTGCAACGGTTATTACATCAGCAACAACGGCAGCAGCAGCAACAGGAGCACTTGCACCGATTACATTAGCTGGTTATATTGCATCGGGATTGGCAGCTGTATTCGGGGCATTCGCACAGGTAAAACAAATATTCGATGCACCAGTTCCGACACCAGCCGCTAAAGGTGATGAGTATGTTATGGGTGGTACAATCGGAAAGGATAGTGTGCCGTATATGCTGATGCCGGGTGAGCGTGTTGTTACAACAGCAACAAATGATAAGTATTGGGACGAACTTCATGCAATGCACAATGGGTATTTCGATAAATTAATGACTGTAAAATACATTCAACCGGCACTTGAAAAAGCAACGGGAGGATTTAGTGAAAACATAATGGGTAGTATTATGCTCAACGGTGGAAAATGGAAAGGTGAAAATATCGTAGGGGTTTTAAATCGTTCTTCACGTCAGCAAAAGAAACAACATAAGGAAATGATTAAAACGCTAAAGCCATCACGAATAAACAAACGTAAATTCTAATGGAACAAGTAACGATATATTTAGACGGAATAAAATTAGAAACGTTACCACTTGATATAACCGACTTCGAGGAGGAGTTGGCGTTTGATAAAGATTTATTCGGGTATGTACTTAAATATCCACTTGATTTAACATTCGTTGGTGATGGATATAAGTATTTATTAGGCTTAAAAAAAACAGAAGGATATTGCAGACGTGTTGATGTACTGATAAATTTCAACCCGAATGGCGACCCTACTTATGGGAAATCCATTCGAGGGTTTTTGTTTATATCGGACATGGAACACGATCATACGAAAAGAATAATTCGTTGTTCGATTGAAGACAATAACTTCGGATCGATACTGAAACAGAACTCAAAACTTCCGGTTGATGTAAGGAGTATTGTAACTAAAAATGGTGAAACATTAACAGCGACACCGTCATTTAATCTTACGGTTTACAATCCATCGACAGGGGTTGATTATGTTGACCCGTGTACGGCATACGATATAGAAGATGTGTTTGAACATCTTATTAGTTTTTTATCCGATAATGAAATCGGATTTCAGAGTGATTTTTTATCGGCACTACCGGACGAAGAAAAACTATCGTTGGTTCGTGGGCGTGAGTTAAGACAGAAGAACGACACCGAACCGCAGGTAACAGTTTCGTTTCAGCACTTAATGGATTTTCTGCATAAGAAATACAACTTATTTTTTGCAATTGACAACACCGGATTCACTCCGATATTCCGTCTTGAAGATGAAGATTTTTTTAGCGGTGCATCGGTAGTTGATATTCCTTTCGTGAAGGATTTAAAAGAAACCTTCGACCAAGATAAGTTAACGAGTGTAATTAAAGTAGGTAGTTCAGACGCTATCAAAGAAACAGGAACAGCACATGAGTTGCCGTATGTTACAGCCATCGCGTTCGTAGAGGAGGAATATTTTTTAACCGGATTATGTGGCATAGATTCCGAATTGGATTTAGTACATGACGATATTCAGTATGACACGAATTTAATCGAGGAATTAGTTACTGGAACGAGTGATGATAAGGATGATGATGTATTCTGTGTTCAGTATGTTGGTTCAACAACAACGGCACATAAAGGCGAGTATATTTTATCAACACCAGGCGGAACACCTGTATTATACAACGAGCAGTTATTGAATTTGAATGTAATAAATCGTTTCAAAGCACCAACGGATGTTGCACAGATTTTAGGTGATGGTACTAATGATAATTTTCGCGCATCGAGGACAAACAATACAGCACTTGCAACAACCTCACCGATTGATTTCGATGATGAAACAACACCACCGAATGAAGATCCGGGTGGTAATTATTCCATAGTAACATTTCGATATACAGCACCGGCATCTGGATTATATTCATTCGAGGTTGGATTGGAATATGAGATTACGCAGCTGGAATACACGCCAAGTTATTCGTATTTACAGAACTCACTTCCTGCACGAACGGATGTTGATGTTTATATGACACGTAGAAATGCAGCCACAACGGTTATTGAAACCCGACAGGTAAGCAACAACGTACATACCACAACAGGAGCATTTCAACGGACGGCATCAGGAACGTTTTATATGAACTCAGGTGATACTTTAGAAGCTGCGTTGACGGTTTTAACAGGAATAAATATATCTATGACAGGAACGTTACTTGGTGGCACGGAAAGCTATTTTAAAACAACGTTTGTGTTTACCGGTGGTGGCGATATTCAGATTGCCGATAAGCAGAACATAAAAATTATAAACGTTGAATTTGAACGCGGACTATCGAATAAGGATTGGAATATAATGACATCGCAATCATACAACGGAATAACTATTGATACCAACGGGGTGAATAAGACAGTTTGTTGGATTGATTCTGTGAAAAGAAAACTATTCACAGGTCAATGTGATTTGAAATTAGTAACTACCTTAGCGCAAATGAATTTATGGGAAATATAACACTCATAGGTAATCAGCCGATTATATTCAACCAAGCGGATAATTCATGTGGTTGTCCTGAAATATCTTACCAGCAGGTTATTGACCAAACGGATATTACTTCGATGCAATTTCTGGTTGATCCATGTCCGGGTATTCCGAATATAATATGCAATTCAGATTTTGATACACAGGACTGTTGGACTATTTTAAAAGGATGGACTATTACGGGAGGGTTGGCAATAAAAGAAACCGGAACATCAGGAACGTTGCAGTACCTCAATGCAACAGAAGTTGGTAAATTATATCAGGTTGTAATTAATGTAAAAACACTTATTGGAACGCTTGAATTTATGTCGGGTAGTCAGCTGATAAAACAAATCACAACACCCGGTTATTATAAATTCAACTTTGAATCAACTGCATTATACATTCAGTTTTTTATGTCCGGAAACAATAACGATTACTGTGAATTAGATTCCGTAACGTTGTTTCCATTGAGTGAAAACCTTGCATGGGGAATTATAGATTCAAACGGTGATACAGTTTCTAAAACAGCATATCAGGAAGACCCATCCTCGTTTTGTTTTGCAGGAAATCATGTTACGGTGAATATAAATTGGGCTGATTTAGGTCAGTTGGATGGATGTTACACAATCGGGCTTACGAATGGATGCTTGAACACTTGTGGACAGGCAGGAGTACCAAACGGTAGTTTTAATTCAGGTAGTTACTATTGGGATGAAACCATCACATCGGGAACACCCGTAAGCACATTCATAGGAACGCAGTTAAATGTAACTGGAACAACAGGTGATTCGGTTGAGTTTTTGAATAACAAATTAGAACTATGTGCCGGAGTTGAATATTCCATTACAGTTGATGTTTTGAAGTTGCTTAATTCTGAACTTACGATTCAGATGGGAACGCAAACACAAACAACTAATGTTGAAGGTGTGCAGACGTTTTTCATCACATCGGACGGAACGGATTTAACATTGATATTTGATATGCTTGGCGGTACATCACAGTTATATCTTGGCTCAGTCGAGATAGCAGTTGTGAACTCACAGGATTACACCTTCGATTATATCAGCAATCCGATTAAATTAGTAACGGGTTCGGAGTGCGATTATAAATTACTTGCTATTTGCAACAATGATGATGCGTGGGGATTTGCGTTCGAGGGTAGTTGTTTCTTTCCGAAGATTCGGGTTGAGGCATCCCTTACAATGGGTAGCTATCCGAACGAACGAGAACTGAATGAATTTAATAACGGATTCCGTCAGATACAATGGGCTGAATCTCGTAAGATTCGTTCGCTTAACGTGTCAATTCATCCTGAATATGTATATGATTTCCTAAGATTTGCCCCCGTAGCAGACCACTTTTATATTGATAATACCGAATATATTTCAGAAGATGATGAAATAAATGTTCAGGTAGCAGCCGATGTATTTAATTCAGGAACTATGACTTTAAATGTTTCCGAAACACAGGCACTTTACAACGTAAATAAAGGAAACGAGTTCAATGGTTGCGACCCTCCTGGACAATTGGTTGTCGAGAAACCAACAGGCGATTCGATTACTGAACCGGATGACCTTTCACGATTAATTAACCCTTAAAAAAAATACCATGTCAGAAAAATCCATATCACAGTATTCACTTGTAACGGAAGTAGAGCCTACGGACTTGGTTCTCATTCAACGTGGTGATGTTTATAAATCCATCGAGGTAACTAACTTAGGTAACGGACTTTTCAATGCGCGAATAAACCTAACATCATCCGATATTCTGTCTATTAACTCGACACCGGTTGAGATAATCGCGGCACAGGGGGCAGGAACAGCCGTTGAGTTATTGTTTGCTTCAGCTTCACTTACCTTCGGAACAACAGCATATACATCGGCTGGTAATTTGAGATTCAAATATATTGGCGATGCGGAGGCTGATTTCATTGGTGGATTCGTTAACGGATTCCTTACATCAGCATCAACCGTTCGACATCGCGCAAATCGTACAGGTGTAACTAATAACGAAGAAAACGAGAATACCGGAGTCGAGGTATTCGTAAACGGTAGCGACCCGACATTAGGTGATTCAACTGTGGTTGTTGAGGCACTATTTAAGATATTTAAAATATAACTATATTCACGATCGTTCTTTTCCCATCCTACCACACAATCACAGAGAGCCTCGAATAATATTCGGGGTTTTTTGTTTAAATAATTTGTATATTTGCCATGCCGAGTATTTTAAGTTGCATAGTCCCGATGGCATAATTATCAGGGAAAAACCATAACACATAATTATCATGGCTTGTCCTTCATACAACTGTGATGAGCTTTCCGACCATTTGTTAAATGATTGTGAGGTTGCACTACAAGGCGGTTCTGACCAGATTATCGTCTTAGATTGCGGACACACAATTACAGATGCTTCGAATGCTACACAGATAAACGACAACATCACTTCAGGCAAGGCAAAACTAATTCAGAACATTCGTGTTGGATTAGATGCTGGATCAGCTGTTGAAGTTGATTCCCTTATTGCTTGTCGTCCACAGGTAACAGTTAACTACGACAGAACGATGTCGTTGATAGATGGTAACGTTAATTCAACAAACGTTGGATTTTACGACCAAGTATTCAACGGACGTGCTATCGGTGGCTTGATTGTTCACCTATGCGCAGCAGATAAGGTTCTTTTTATTGATGAAAACATTAAGGCTTCAGGTTCATTGATAGTTCCTAACAACGATTCGGAGTTTATCCGTTTCGAGGGGACTTTCAAATGGAAATCCATCGCTAATCCGCAGATTACTGATGTTCCTGCCGGAATCTTTGATTAAAGATTAAGAACTTAAACCCTCGATATAAATTGAGGGTTTATTTTTTTTATTACTTTTGAATCAACATGGAAAAATCAAACGGTATTTTAATTCTCGCGTTTGGCGATAGAGGTTATCACTATGCAGCTTTTAATTTATGTTTGTCAATTAAGCATAAGAATAAAAACGTTAAAGTTGCAATCTATCATTCACCACAAGATTTTGTAAAATATGAATTGGCAGGGGCTGATATTCTTAAAGAATTTCAACCGGACTATGAGCCGGGTTATAATAAGATTAATTGCCTTAGTGATTTGCCTTTTGATAATACTCTTTACATTGATGCTGATTCCTATTGCACCAAAGACATTCAACCGCTAATAAATGATTTAATAAAACAGAATAATTTTTTCATGTGCGACATTTTCGGGCGGGGAAAATACGGTTCAAAAATAGAATATGATATTTGGGCGGAACATGAAATAAGTTATGATTTTTTTAATATACCAAAGGAGAATGATTTTATTTCTACTCAAACCAGTTGGATGTTTGCAAAGAAAGGAAAAGAATTAAATCAGTTTTTAAAAGAGATTCGTTTCTATTGGAAGAAAGGATTTCCGAAACAAAAACTTAAATCACAATGGGGAAAATATTTACCTGATGAATTGTTTTTTTCTGCTATACTAAGCAAGAATAAAATTGATGCTCGTTATAATAGTAAGCCGATGTTTTACGGGATAAATTATATTGATTCACTCGGAGAGATTGATCGAAACTTTTATTTAATGTCTTTACATGGAAACGGTAATGGAAGCACATTAACGAAACAAATGTATTGGGAGTATTACGATCGTTGCATGAAAGTAATTGCAAAAGAAACCGGACAGCAATGGTATAAAAAGGATTATTTAATGAGAGCGAAAATAACTAATTCAAAGGGATGATTTTATTAACCAGCATATCGCCTAAACACATAAATATGCAACAGCAAATTGATGCTGTTAAATCGTGGTTAGTACATGGAAAAGTTATATCGTTAAATCATCCGAATGAAATTGAAGCAATAAAAAATACATTTAAAGATGTCGAGTTTAAGTCAACCACCCGAACCGCCCGCCCGTCATTTCAGAAATATTATGTTTATATTGATGATCTTATTGATTTGGCTTGTGATTATAATGAGCCTGTGATGTTGATTAATTCGGATATTGAAATTACAGAAGACAAAAAAATAATTGAAATAATAAAATCGTATGCGGAAAAATCATGCCTGTATTTACATCGTTGGGATTATACTACCGATAAATTGAAAGCTAAAATTTATAAATTAGGTGTTGATGCTATACTAATTCCAAAGGGAAAATGTAAAGACATACCAAGCAGTTTATTTTTTATGGGTGCTACTCATTGGGATATATGGTATCCGTTTGCGTTTTATTCAACAGGGATTCCGCTTGTGAGTATAACAAGTAAGCCGGTTATTTATCACAAGGAACATCCGGTTCAATACAATTCATCGCAATGGGAAATACTCGGTAAACATTGTGCATGGTTAATGAATCAGCCAGGTATTTCATCAGCACAGGCATCGGATAGATGTTACAGAATGTTAGACGCAGCGACTAATTATTTGTAGATATGATTCGTAATTTTATATTAAGGCGTAGAATTTTTTGGAAAAAGAAAAAAGATAATTTATCTATAACATGGGAATGTTTTTTTTATGATATAAAATATATTATCCAACCTCATATTATAATGATGTTCTTTTTGAGCAAGTATTAATAGATATAAAACAACAACCATGACCACCGACATATACATAAAAACCTACGCAAAGGATTTTCCGTTCTTAAAATATTGTTTGCAATCGATTAGTAAGTTTTGCAAGGGATTTGAGAACGTTATAATTGTAGTTGATGCAAACGATTACGATGAGTTATTAACTTGGAATTTAACGAAGGAAAAAATATTTACAACTGTTAAACGTGGCGATGGTTATATGTGGCAACAGGTTTGTAAATTACAAGCGCATCATGTTTGTTTGTCTGAAAATATTCTATTCGTAGATTCAGATTGTATATTTTTTAAAGAATGTACACCTGAAGATTTTACGAAGGATGGTAAACCGATTTTACTTAAAACGAAATATTCAAAACTTGACGATCAGGCGAAGTGTTGGCAGTCGATAACTGAACGGGCAATCGGTAAGCGTTCGGAATATGAATGGATGCGAAGGATTCCGTGTATGTATAAGCGTTCAACACTCGTAAATATATCGATTGATTTTCCGGTTGAATCATACATAATGAAACAACCGAACAGAGAATTTTCAGAGTTCAATTTCATCGGACAGTTCATTGAATTGAATGAACAGGAAAACTATTCTATATTTGACACCGATGATTTTATACCGGAGAAGGTTTGTGAGCAGCTTTGGAGTTGGCATAAGGAGGGTGTGGATGGGTTTAAGGAACAAATTGAAAATTTAATAGGATGAGAATATTAAAAAACGGCATAGCAGTTATCCCGAATGATACACATATTTCAAAATGGGTTTTAGAATCGGGACGATTAGACCACGACCAGAATATGTTGCCGTTATTAAAGGAGTTTATTAAACCGACAGATACGGTTATTGACATCGGTGCATACATAGGAGACCATTCTGTTTTTTATTCAAAATTAGCATCAAAGGTTATTTGTTTTGAACCGAATCCGATGGCTTATGTTTGCCTTGAACACAATACTAAGAACGACCCGAAAATAATCCGTTACAGAACACCACTTTCGGATAAGGAAGAGTTTGTGCAGATGATTAATGACAATCAAAACTACGGAATGGCTTACATTTCGCACGATACCACCTCAACGGGTTATCTCACAAGGACTTTAGATAGCTTCGATTTCAAACCTAATTTTATCAAGATTGATGCCGAAGGGTATGAATTGAAAATACTTAAAGGAGCGAAAAACACTATCGAACAGCACCGACCGATTATGCTTATTGAGATAAATAAACCAGCTTTGCATCGTTCAGGGACAAGTTTTGAAGAAGTTTTTAATTATTTAAGGACTTTAGGTTATATTTGTAGGAATATTTATCCCGAACAAGGATTTTCAGATGTTCAATTTGATATAATTTGTATGCCATGAAAACAATACAACTCATCCCTACAAACTCTGCCTGTGGTAAAGGACGCAGATGTGTAATTATTAAATTACCTGAACTTAAAAAAGCTGCGTAATGCTCACACCCGCACAGATACAATCGGAAATTGATTCGATAGTAAAAAAAATTAAAGGGTTTGAATACCACAAAAACAAACCTGATAATAAATATCATTATCCCGAATTTTATGAAGGATATAATGAGTTATGCGATCAGTTCGATAGTATTTGTATCCATGCTGAGAAAGGAAAATTTCCTGATAAATTATTCTTAAAACGTAGCCCGAACCAACAGCCCGATGAATTTGAGTATGTAAAACAAAACTACAAACAAACAACTCTACCTGTTTTTATCGATTACGTCAATCAATTGAAACGTTCATTTAATGACGGCAATTGGGCGATTCACTATTCGGATGAGGACTTTCAAAAGTATGTGGAAAAAGAATTTCCTGTTTACGGATCTGTTGAAGAATTTGAAAAGGAAGTTTTACCTGTAATTAAGTCGAAAGACCCGATGGGAATGTTGGCAATGCGTCCGAAAGAGATTCCTATAATGAGAGATTCGGAGGGTAATCCCGTCCTAACTCCCGAAGGTGTGTTTCGTTTCGATGATTCTATTCCAGTTGAGCCGATGATAAATTATTTCACGGTTAAACAGTTGGTGAAATTTAAAGAAAATAAATTTTATATATATTTATCCCGTCAAAAAACTATCGTAAAACACGGCAATCAGGACTGTGAAGATGGAATGATTTTCGAAGTTTATGATGAGCAAAATATTTGGTTCGTAAAACAAATCGGAAAGAAAACAGAATTTCAATTTGAGATTATTCTATATTATAATCATGCGCTTGGATATGTTCCTGCGCGTAGATTAAAAGGTATTCCGGTTGTTGATGAATATAAAGTTTATTATCAGTCACCGTTTTTATATTGCGTTGATTCATTGGATTTGGTTCTTTTGAACTCATCGAATTTACAGATGTCAATTAACCATTGCGTTTATCCTGTCCGTATCATGATAGGTAACGAATGTGATTTCAAGGAAGGTGAACATCGTTGCTCGAATGGAATTATAAGCTATTACGATAAGGAAGTTCACATTGAAAAAACCTGTCTGGCTTGTAATGGTTCGGGGCTTAAAACCCGTATTTCACCGCTTGGAACAATACTTTTAAAACCATCTGGACGTGATAATCCGAATGGTGAGATTTCACCGGACGCTGCGTTTAAATACGTGTCACCTGAATTATCCACGCTTGAATTTTTGATGAAGAAAATTGCAGATGATGAGGCACGGGCAAGAGGTATAGCGCATATTTACAACACCAACACAAATGCACAAGGTTCGGATTCGGAAACAGCAACCGGAAAATACATCGACCAGAAAACGTTGTATTCGTTTATTAAACCTATTTCCGATGAGATGTTTCAGACGTGGGAATGGATTTATAAAGTAACAGGAGAGATGCGTTACGGGCAATCGTTTAAAGCCCCTCATTTCGTTTATCCGATAACATTCGAGTTCTTAACCGAACAGGATTATATTGCGCAGATTAAACAGTCTATGGATGCAGGAATGCCACCATCGGTTATTTATCCGCTTATTTACAGATTCCTTTCAACGTTATTTTATACAGAACCGGAAACTAACGCTGCATTCGTATTGATTTCCGAAGCCGATAGACTTTTAACACAAATGGACGTTCAGATTTCTACTGGCATTTTAAATAATACGGTTCAGAAATGGGAGAAAATTCTTCACGATTCGGCATTCTATTTTGTTAAGGAATTGAAAATGGAGGATGAAAAATTCTTTGATAAAACTATTGAAGAACAAAAGAAAATGTTAGTTGAAAAAGCACAGGCAAAAGCTAATGAATTGAATCCTGTTGCAATCGGAAGTGCCGTTGAATCATTAGGGGAGGGGGCGTTGTAGATGCAGAAGCAGAAGCAAAAGCGAAATTACGTGGAACAGTTGGTGGTGTAGAAGGAATTATCGGAATCAATGCAGCGGTACAGGCAGGAACAATGTCAGAAGCATCAGCCGAATTATTGCTTATGGAAATTTACGGATTCAATGAAGATATTGCTAAGAAATTGATTGAAGCACCTGATGAAAAACAGTTGCAACAAATAGCAAAACAAACAAAGGTATTAGATGCCAACAGCGGAGCAACTACTTAAAGAAAAAATTTCAATACTCGAAAAGTCACCGGAGAAATTTAATACATCGGTTGAAAAGGAGCAGTTGAAATTATTAAAAGAAGCCTTAAAACTTACCGAGAAATTAGAGTTAGATGGAAACAAAATAAAAGTTTCCTTAAAAAATATTTCTCTCATTGAAGAAATAAATAAAAAACTCGAAATATCACTCACGAAAGGCGAGTATTTTTCGGCTGTTAAGGAGTTGCTTACGAATATGGATCAAGCCGCTAAACTCACCAATGAGTTTATGCAGAAAACCATTGATGGATTCGAGCGTTCAAAACTTGCTGATGAGGTTTATAAATTACAACGAACGAAAGCCGCTGAATTATTAATCGGTCAGTCGTCTATTGACGCTAATTTTTTGCAGCCCGTTAAGAACACAATACTCGATGCGGTTACGCAGGAAACTACATTACAACAGCTTGTAAAAAACCTCAACGAAACTATAATCGGAACACCGCAATACGAAGGAAAGCTACAAAGATATACGAAACAAATAGCGAGTGACGCCTTATCGGTAACTGACAGGGTTTATACAACTACAATTTCAAATGAAATCGGGGTTGAATTTTATCAGTATTTAGGTGGTGAATTAGATACTACTCGTTGTTTTTGCGAAGTAAGAAACGGTAAGTATTTCCATAAAAAAGAAATCGAGGCATGGGGTAGTGGTGATATAACAGAGGGGTTTGAAGGAACGTCCGACCTATCAGCAGCTAAAGAATGTGGCAAAGATTGGCAGGGTAAATATCGGGGAACAAATTCATCGAACATATTCAACTGGCTCGGTGGTTATAATTGCAAACATTCACTTGCACCGAAGTCATTAATTAGCGTTCCTAAGACAGTCCTTAATCGTGCCATTGAAAAAGGTTATTTTAAACCAAGCGAAAAGCAAAAAAAATTATTAAATTTGTAACCCTATTTTGTAACACAAATAAAAACTAACATGGAAAAAAAGAAAACGTACACAACTGTACAACGAAAAGACGGTGGGCGAAAATTTCAAATCATCGAAAAACTTGCTAAGAATGCATCGTATATGTCGGAACATAATTTAATTATTGTTCCTTCTGTTGCTAAAATACCTGAAGAATTTAAGAATAAAATTGATGAGGATAAGAAAAAATTATCAGCGACAGCTAATAACGACAAGGAAACTAAATCACCATCAGGTAAGGACAAAAAATCAATCGAACCTAAAGTAGCCGAAGATAAAAAATCAAATCAAACGCAAGTAAATATCGAAACTCATAATAACAATAAATAACATGGAAGCAAAAGACATCGTGTCCTATTTAGGATACAAGGAAGACCAATTTAAAGACATTGATTCCTTTAAAGAACAATACAACAAAGACTTTATTAAGCGTTCTATCGCTGAAAAGGACGATGAAATCATTACTAAAATAACTGGTAAATTTGCAGGAAGCACATTGACAGCTATTAAAAGAATGGCAAAAGCCGCAAATATCACACTTGAAAAAGACATCATCGAAAACAAAAAAATTGAGGACATCATCGACCATATCGGTGAACACATGGGTAAATCTATTGACGGTGTGAAAACTGAATACGAAACGAAACTAAAAGCGACAGAAACCGAAGCGGTGAAAGAATGGAAAGAGAAATTCGAGAAGCTAAACGAGAAACACAAAGACACCGACAACCTCGTTAAGACAATGAAAGACCAATTGAAAAATTCAGAATCGGAATATAAAACTAAACTTAAACAATATAAAATCGGTGATACTTATAAGTCTGCTTTATCTCAGATTAAATTCGCGTCAACGGTGGATGAATTAAAACGTAAAGGGTTTGAATCATTACTTTCCGAAAAATATGAACTCGATGTGGATGAAACAGATGCAGTTTTTATTAAAGACAAATCATCCGGTGGACGTATTCCAAACCCTGCCAAGAACGGTGAGTTCTTAGGGGTGGCTGATGTTATTTCTTTTGAAGCTGAAAAAAATAATATGATTCAGAAGAATAATTCACATAATTCTTTTACCTTTGGGAACGCTAATGGCGATAAACAGACTTTCAAAACCGATACAGAAGTAAAGGACATGAGAGCAGTACCAGCCTCACAGCGAAAATAAAATACAAGGCAGTTGCCTCTGGCGGCATAAAACACCAGTTTTTGCAGACGTGCATCATACGCAATCAATGGGAAAATCCTATTGATAAATGTCTTACCAATAACTAACAATTTTATGTCAGCAACGACATCCCTTTTAAATGTTTGCCCTAACATTCAGGCAGAACTTGACGCCAACTGGCTCAACTGTCATTCACGGGCAGAACGCACACCATTTTTGGAGTACCTTTTATCGGCAGAAAATACACAGCCCGTTAAAATGGAGATTCTTCCAGGTGGCGGAAAAATAAAAACCGTTGAGGTTCGTTACAACCAACGTCTTGCAACTTCGGTTGTTGAATCCAACAAACCAGTTACCACTTGCACAGGTGGTGATAAACGTGCCGATAATATCAGCACATACACACTTGATCCAAACGTAAACCGTCAAGTTAAATTTTCATTTGACCTTCAAGATACTATACGTATCTGTCGCGACAATCCTCTTTACCTTGCTTCAGAAATCGAAAGACATCTTGAAGTATTGCGTAGAGCGATTTGGGCTAAAGAAGCCGCTGCACTTGCGTCATTAACTGGCGGATGGGCTTCAGATGTATCTCCTGTTTCTGGCGATAAACTTCAGGTTAAAACGTTGAAAGACGGTACAACTGATGAGGTTTACCCATTCACATGGGAGGAAATTGACGGCTCACTTATGCAAACAGGTTTTTGCGATGCAGTTGCCGTTTTCGGATCGTTCAAACTATGGCAATATACTCGCAGAGTACAAGCCGGTTGCTGCGCAAATCAAGGAGTTGATTTACGTGCAATTTACCAATCGTACAACCGCGCTATGATTTGGGACAGAGAAGTTCAGGATGCTCTTGGAGATTCTGACAATGCTGTTGCAATTCAACGTGGTGCATTACAGTTGTTGAATTTCTCTCTTTTCGAAGGATGGAGTGAAAACAACATGGGTGCTAATTACTTCAAACAAGTAATCACAGACCCTGCAACTGGAATGAAAGTAGATATGATTATGTCCGACAATTGCGGAACAGTAAACGTAGTGTTAACTGCAACAACGAAGTTGATTGCATTACCTACCGATATGTTCGCGGTTGGTGATACATACGAAGGTGTTAACTATGTCGCGCAAATCGAGGTAGCTAACGTTTAATATTTTCCATGTTAAACAGAAGCCCCGATTTTTACCGGTCGGGGCTTTATTTTAAAATAAAATTATGGAGTGCCTTAGCAGATTAGTTGGAATAAAAAACACCTGTGATACTCCGGTTTCACATTCAGATTATTGGTTAGACGATATTGACATCACTATTTCAGAAGTGGAAAAGTATGTTGAGAAAGACCAGTTATCAGCGACAAAATTCGTTGAATCTAAAATAAATTTCGCTGCTCGTTCTGTTGCCGATACGGTGAACAGAAATTTTTTATCAAAATACGAAGCGACAACCATGCTTACCAACGGACGTGTTGGTTACGAGCAGGAAAACAAAACAGTAGTTGCAACAACAGGAAACCGAAAAGGAATCATCCTTGAAGTTTGCAGTTTGCAATCACACACGAAATTCTACATCAGTAAATTAAGTCTGTACACCGATTTTACGGGCGATATAGACGTTGAAATTTATGATGTTACACAAGGGAAATTACTCGATACAATTACAGTAACTTGTGTTGCTGACCAAATATCTTATGCTAATGTAAACAAGTCTTATTCATCGAATCAGAAACGTTTAAAATTGGCTTTCTTATATGATACAACAGGAGTAAACTCTTATCAAACATATTTATCAAATTCAGGTTGTTTTGATTGCGCTGGTGGATACGGAACGATGCGCGTAAGTAATTACGTAAATGCTCAGTCTGTATCTATTCCACTTGCAACGGATGAGATTGATGAAAATTTTACAAACATTTCCGAAACAGGTGGAATGGCAGTTCATTTTAATTTGTCGTGTGATAATGAAAATTGGTTATGCGACATCGGAAATGTAGTTGCTTTACCGATTCTTTATAAAGCTGGTGCAGATATTTTACGCTACGGAATGGACGCAACGATGCGTTTTAATTCAAGAGCCGGAAATGATGATGCCCGTATGCAGAAGAGAATTGATTTTCTTGAACTGCAATATCGCGAAGCGATGGATAATATCTTACCACAGATTCAGATTCCATCAGATCCGATTTGTTTCAAATGTAACGACAGGATAAAAACTAAAATTACATTGCCTTGAAAAAAAATATAAAAATAGAAGCCTTTGAATATTTGTATTCGTTTGAATTTAAGTTCGGAAAATTATTATTTAAAAATACCATTGGTAAAATAAAAATATGCCTGAATTAACCGTTGAACAGTTCGTAGGTAAACTCGATAGATGGGTTTCTGATTTGAAAGAATCGGAAGAGCCTATGATTATCGCTGTGAAAGATACTGTCGGAATGATGGCTGTTCGCATATTCGAGAAAGGATTGGATTCAAACAATTCTCCAATTGGACAATACGATACTGTTCGTGAATTATGGGTTGATGATATTAATTTACCTAAAGCCGGAAATCATACGGGTAAAACAGGCAATCCGATTAAAACTTCTTACTACGAAAATTATAAACAATTGCGCGAACAACAAGGACGTGAATCGGGATTTGTGAATTTACGATTAACAGGACGACTGCAATCGGAAGTAATTAATAAACCACTTTCGGAAACAGTAACCGAACCGGGCGAACCGGACAAGGTTGGCGAATTGGAATTTGTTGTTTCGGTTTCAACACAGGCGAAGAAAAAAATTGATGGAAATGAAAAACGATTCGGAAAAAAAATATTTAATTTAACTAAAGATGAAGAAGAACATTTAGCAACGGTTTTTTTATTCGAATGGTTAGATAGATTTCAAACGGTATGATAAAAGAAATTATAAATTATATAGATGTTCAGTTGGCACTCACTGGCTATTTTCAAAAGCAATGGGGGTTAGTTGAATTAGTTGGAATTGATGGCAAAACAGCACCGAGAAAATATTGCGGAAAATCAGAATGGAAACAGGTTTTAGATTTTGATTCAAAGCACGGACATTGTTACATCAGAAGAAACGGAAATATTTCAGTAGCCGAAAACGATGCTCAGAATAGTATTTCATGCGCGAAACTTTATGACATTTCTATTCCGCTTAAATTAGTTGCTGTAATAAAAAGAAAATTTCTTTCGGAAGACAATGAATTTTCCGCAGACGTTGCAGCAGATACAGTAATGAAATATGTATCATTACAATCGCATACATTAGCAACTGCGATAAAAGCTAAACGGGTTAACATCGGACTGGTATCACGTTCGGTTAATATGGCTGAAATTTTACGAGGAGAAAAACAGGAAATAAATCGTGAGTTACCTTACGAATATGTTATGTTTTCGCTTGATTTGAATGTCGTAATAACATCAAGACGTGAATGTATAGTTGAAGAGTGCGATGATGTTAATACGTGTGAAAATTTAAGAAACTATTTAATGCAAGAACAAAAGGACTGCATCTTAAACGGATATGATTTTTCTGACCCAACAAACGTTGATAGATTAACCGATCAACAGCAAACGGATTTAATTGCTGCATTATGTACTGGCGGTTGTTCTGCCACCTACACCGTCTTCGTTGACGGCACATCGGTAGGAACGGTAACGGTTGACACTTCGGATTCTAATGACACAATAAATCTAACTTGGTAACATGGCACAAACGATAAATATAGTCCTAAACGCTGTGGCTGGTGGTACTGTCGATGTGATTACAGCGACTTACTCACCTGCGCTTTCGGCTTATACCGATAAAAGAATATTAGCTTTTAGAGCAACAGGGGCAAATACCTCAACGACACCTACATTTAACGCCAACGGATTAGGTGCAAAGACGATTGTAAAGAAGGGTGGACAGGCTTTAGTTGCAGGAGATATTCCGGGATCAAATGCTATAGCGTTGATTCAATACGATTCTGCTAATAACAGATTCGAATTGATGAATCCGGCTACTTCTACTGCAACTGTTCCAGACTTATCTCAGGTTCTTACGGCTGGAAATACAGCCAATACTGATATTGATATGGGTAGTAACAACGTGATTAATGTGGGTGTTTTGCAAGATACAACGTCTAATTTTTACTTAGGATTTATTGGCGGTTCTTATGCTGTTCTTACAACGGATGCTGAAGGGTATCTAACACCTTTCTTATATTTAGAGCCGGGTGTTGAAGCTTCACTTGCTTATAACACAGCAAAAGGTTTTCAATCCACACCGACTGAAACGAATGTTAAGGATGATGTGTTGATTAATTTAGATGCCCCCGATGTTAGATTACCTAATGAAAACGCATCGAGAATAGTAACTACCGATGCGAGTAAGAATTTAACAACTTTAATTGAGTTAGATACTGACGGGACTTTGTTTTCAAATTCTGATACGAAAATTCCTTCTCAAAAGGCCGTAAAATCTTATGCTGATAATTTACTTGAAACAAATGATGCTTTAGTTTTTAAAGGGGTTGTCGATGCAAGTTCAAATCCAAATTATCCAGCGGCAAATAAAGGACATACGTATAAAATTTCAGTTGCTGGAAAAATTGGTGGAGTATCGGGAGTAAATGTTGAAATCGGAGATACTTGTTATTGTATAGTAGATGGAAGTCCATCGGGAGATCAAGCTGCTGTTGGTGCAAATTGGGTAATAGTTCAAACGAATATTGATGGTGCTGTTATTGGTCCGGTTTCTTCAACAGATGGAAATATAGTTTTATTCGATGGAACAACAGGAAAATTAATTAAAAATTCTACTTTTTCCCCTTCATCATTTCAACCATTAGATGCTGAATTAACTGCTTTAGCTGGATTAGTTTCCGCTGCTGATAAATTACCATATTTCACAGGTTCTGGAACAGCAGCATTAACAACACTAACTGCATTTATTCGCACATTGTTAGATGATGCAGATGCAGCAACAGCAATCTCAACTCTTGGTGGATTTGGGGCAGGTGCAGCAAACTTTTGTGTTGGTAATGATTCGCGATTGAGTGATGCGAGATATACAAAAATGTTCGCTTATCAAAATATTACACAAAATCTTACAGGAACAACATCTCAAACAATTTTAATAAATATTTTAATTCCAGCGAATACTTTAGGTTCAAATGATAAGATATATTTTGAATCACAAGTTTCTAAAGCAGCAGCCGGAGCAGTAACTTTTCACGCGTATTTATCCCCAAATAATAATTCATTAACTGGCGCAACTATTTGGGGCGCTGAAAATTTGACAGTTGCTCAAAGAAATGCGGGTTTTAGAAGGAGATTGCAAAATAAAAATTCTATTTCATCAAATGAAGCATTTGATACAAGTACGGGTGCAGAAACCGATGATTTAGAAGTAAATGCATCAATGGATGTTTTAAATATTAATTTTGGGGTTGATCAATATTTTATAATGACAGCAACAAATACAACAGTTGGAACTTCATCTGATATTAATAATATACAACTTTATATTGATAAAGCATGATTGAATTAAATATAACAATAAATGGCGCTTCAGTTATTCAAGAAAGAGAATTAACTGCTGAAGAATTGGTAAATGTAACAAGCATAAAAACTGATGTTGCAAATTTGAAAAGAAAGTTTTATCAAGGCGATGAACCAGCCTATGTAATAAGTTTAGATGAAGCAAAATTTATTAAGAAAAATGCTATTCAAGAAAAAACAGAAACATTATTATATGCTGGGTTTACTTTCGATAATAAAACATTCGGTTTAACGTCTGATGAATCTCGTAAATGGTTAGGCTTACGACTTGCTCAATCAAGCGAATTTCCTATTAATGTTGTATCAAAAGAAGGACAAATTGAACAGTTAAATGATTCTACCGTTATTGATTTTTATAACGCAGCTTTTAATAGAGCGAGAAACATAGAAGAAGGAGGCGGAGCGTTAAAGTATCAAGTGAATCAATGTACTACAATAGAGCAAGTAAATGCAATAACAGACAATAGAGAATGATACTTTTAAATACTGAAGAATTTTCTGAAACCGTTGAAAAGCGTGAACAGCATAATCAGTTAGTTGCTGATTTAATCGCTATTCAAACATTATCCAACGAACACTTCAAAGAACCTAAGGAATGATTTTACTCGACACCACCTCCGCAATGGAAACGACCTTCACGTTGAAGGACGTGATATACATATCAGGACTACTTATTACTATTGTCGGTGGTTGGTTTGCAATTAAAATGAAGCTCGAAAAAATATCCGATAAGCTAATTGCTTATGATGAAAAACTAAAGATGCACGAAGAAAAGTTCACAGCCTCACGGGCATCGAATAAGGCAAAAATAGCTGAATTAAAACAGGATTTGGAAAAGAGAATGGACACTTTTCAAGGTGATAATGTACGTGAAATAATGAAGTTTGAAGATCAGTTAACAAAGTTTCTTGAAAAATTCGACCACTATATTACCGATCAACAGAAGTTCAGAGAAGATGTATTAATTAAATTAGCGAAGAAATGAACAGAATAAAAATCAGTCCCCATTTTTACCTCGATGAAATCATCGACCCTGTAACTCATTCTGAAATGGGCGAAAAAGGTATTGAGAAAATCGACCCAAAGTTAATTGACATACTCGAATATGTGAGAACAGAATTAAAAAAGGGTGTAATCGTTAACACATGGGCTACGGGTGGACAGTACAAAGAATCGGGATTGAGAAATCCAAACACCACAACAGGAGCGAAAAGGTCAGCACACAAAGAAGGAAAAGCCGTTGACGTTAAGATTGTGGGTATGGATGCAGCTAACTTCTTTGATTGGTGTATCAAACACAAACAACAATTATATAACTTAGGTGTTCGTGAAATCGAAGACCATTCATTCACCCCTACGTGGACACACTTAGGGACGAGAGGAGAACATTCAGAAATAAAAATTATTAAGCCATGAAGCAATTTATAACCGACTTGTGGAACAAGTGGCTTGGTTCGTTTGATAACCAAAAGAACTACGGTTTTTCGGCACGTAAACTAACCGTCTTCGCTGTTGCAATAGCATATCTATACTGTCATCGTTACGTAACTACTGAAAATGTTATGGACTATCTTATGATTGATGCCGGATTAATCTGTACCCTTCTCGGAATCACCACTTGGCAACAGGGGAAGAATGATAATAAACAAAAAGATGAAAATTAAACCCCTCTCACTTGTTCTTATAGGGGTAGGTTTGATTATCTTGGCTTTTGTTATTGGTTATGTCATCGGGGGAAGAAAACCCGTTAAAACCGAAATAAGGACAGAAATCGTAAAAGACACCGTTGAAGCCAATCTTTACAGGGATATGTACAATATCGAGAAATCAAAAACAGATAGCCTTTTAAAACTAAAGCCAAAAATTATCACCAAATATGAAACGATTTATAAAGTCCTTCCTTCTGCTCCTATGCCTGTCATTGATTCCATCCTTCGGGCAAACGCAGAATTGTGATACAATCAAAAGAATTGCCGCTAAATGGGTTATTGAGCGTAATGAGTGCCGTGAATTACTACAATTATCAGATGCTATCATAGCCGGAATGGTTAAGCAAGATTCACTAAGTAGGCTTGAAGTGGAATCGTTAAGGAAAGCTATCAATGGGTTCAATGTTGTAGTCTCCCATCAAGATGAGAAGATAGAAAAACAGGAGAAGAAAATCGGTAGGTTGAAAAAGCAAAGAAATATTTTTTTAATCACTTCCTCCCTCTTAGCTGGAGTTGTTGCGCTGTTTGTTATTTAAGATTAAAACACTCCTGCAACTGTATCTGTTGATACCATTGCAACCCTGATAAATCAATAGTTATAGGCTCATTTTTAACCAATGATTCAGCTTTAGTTTTCGATAACCATTTTCTATTTACCCACCACCCGAATGAATTATTGTTTTCAGATTGATTAATTAATTTAGGTGTTACTCCTGACAAATCAAAAAGTAGTTTCTTTTTGAAACCTAATTTTACATTTTCAAACTCGAAAGTGTAGTGATATGTTACAGTTTCGTCTATACTTAAATCACTCATAATCAAATATTATTTTAAGTGATGTGCGCTTAGCGAGTAGTTATAGGAAATTAAAAAATTGAAGTGAGCCGTTTCCAAAATGACTTCCATCTAAATTTAATTATCCTGTCACAAATCATACACCTATCAGTTGTGTAGTGTTCGGTATTTGTGTAAATAATGTTCCTAAAATCACCGCAATCGTGTTTAGCGTGGGTGTATGCTTTGTCTTGTTCTTTATTCATCGTATCAATTTTTTAACTATCCTATAACAGCACATTTGCGTTATGTGCCAATAAACGGTGTGCCTTTAAATAAACATTTTTGCATGGCACACAAACGCAAATCTGCAAACCGTTATAAGCCATTGGAGAAAAGCCAACGGTTCGCTTCGCCTTATAACACAGGCTTGGTTCAATATTTTAAAAAGCCTACGCCCCTATAATCGTATCATCAATCCTGCAACTATAAACCATCGCATCGGGGTATTCCTTTTTCAATGCACCTATAACCGCTTCTCTTGCTTTATCTTTATCAGATGCGTAAACAA